AAACTCATACATAGATTTACCGGAAACCATCATAGGTGTAACAAATGTATGGAGAATTTCTTCTTCAACAATGAGTTCTGGTATTTTTAATCCAACATATCAATTTTTATTAAATGAAATGCCGACTCTTTATAGAGAATCTTTTGTTCCTTATTACATGTATAAATTGCAAATACAGGAATTACAGGATCTTCTTGTTGGGGATTTTCCTATTCGATATAACAAATTAATTGACAGACTTCATTTAGATGTTGATGTTGATAAATTGGTTGTTGGCGATTATTTAATTATGACAGTTTATGAAGGAATTGATCCCGAAACGAATACCAATATTTGGTCTGAAAGAATGTTTCAAAAACATGCAACAGCGCTCCTTAAGAAAACATGGGGTGCAGTTATGAGTAAGTTTGAAGGAGTTCAATTACCAGGAGGTATAACTCTGTCTGGTAGAGAAATCTATAATGATGCAATTTCTGAAATTGATCAAATAGAAAATGAATATAGGGATTTGGTTCTTCCTGCTAGAGATATTATAGCATAAAAAAGGGCGCCATTAGCGCCCTTAATTTTTTAATAAATTATATAAAACTAGGCTACGTTTTTAACGGCCTGTTCAGTGAATTTATATGTTTTATTATTAGCAATATTCATTGCAAGAAATGGTCGTTTATAAGAACGGGTTGAATAACCGGTAATTTTGAATTTGTCACCATTGAAATTAAAAACTTTACCATACATTCCAGGATAAATTTGCTTTAGCGCCTTTGCTTCTTTAGTCTCAATTTCTCCACTTTCAGAAATTGTATTAATGACAAAATGAAGCTTTGCTTCAGTATCCATAACTTTACCACCCGCCGCACGAACAGTAACACCATGCTTTTCTGCAATTTTTTGAATTTCCTTAAGAAAATCTGCAGAAATTTCATTAGCTTTTTTAACTGTAAGATGAGTCATTGATATATTCCTTTGTTTGGTTTCAATAATTGTTTTATACACAACAAAAATCATAATGTAAATAGCCTAACAAAATTTTTATAAATATAAATAATGTCGACAAATCAATATTTTAATCACTTTTCTAATTCATCCGAACAAGGTTTAATTGAGGACCTTGTTGTGGAATCAATAAAAATATATGCTATAAATGAGGATAGTGTTTTAAATGAATATGAATATCGTGAATATACAAGAGCTAGAGATGTAGAAATTTATATTAAGAATAGTCAATCATTTGAGGGTCAGGGATTATTCTTAGAAAAATTTGGTCTTCAAATTGAGGATCAAATGGTTGTGAATATAAGCAAAAGATCATTTGAAGAGTTTATAGGAACACCAGACTCCTTATCAAGACCTAGAGAAGGTGATTGTCTTTATATACCAGTTATAGATGCATTATATGAAATATCATATTTTGATCAAACACTTCCTTTTTATCAATTAGGTTCAATTCAAATGTATGAATTAACTGCAAAATTATATTCACCTTCTGGTGATCAATTTTCTACAGGTGTATCCGCAATAGATGATAAATATAGCCGAGAAGCTGCTGCAAATAATGTTCCATATGATCAGGGTGATACTTTTGACTTAGATGCTAATAACTTCCTGGATTTTACCGAAACTAATCCCTTTACGGATGGTAATTAATGCCTGAAGCAGTACAACCCTATTTTTATCACGAACTATTTGTTAAAGCTATTGTAGCCTTTGGCAGCCGTTTTAATGATTTAACAATCAAAAGAAAATCTGATGATGCAACAGTCGATCATACTGTTAATGTTCCTATCCAATATTCTCCTATTCAGAAAGATCTTGCAAGATTAAAGGCTGACGAAGACGGTGGTAGGAAATTTAATATTATATTGCCTAGAATTGGTTTTGAATTGGTTGGCATTGATAAAGCACCTGAAAAGCAAATAAATTTTAACAAAAATCTTTTTACTGGGGCATATAAGACATATGTGCCGGTTCCTTATAATTTACAATTTCAACTGAATGTTATTTCAGATAAAATGGAAGATGGTCTTCAAATAGTAGAGCAAATAATTCCATTGTTTGCTAAAAATCTTTCGGTATCTGCAAAACTCTTAGATAATCTCGATCATTTGTTTTCATTGCCTATAGTATTAAATTCAATGTCGTTAAATGATACTTATGAAGGAGATTTTCTTGCTCGTAGAGTCATAATATGGCAATTTGATTTTACAATGCAGTATTTCTTTTTTGGCCCTGTTCCTGAAGCAAAACCAATTAAATTTATCACTGTTAATTTTTATGATGATGCAGCAATGTCAAATAAAATGTTTGTTCAAACAACAAGACCTGGATTAACTGCTAATGGCGAACCAACAACCGAAGCAAATAATTCAGTCGAATATACTCAAATTAATGTAAACGATAATTATGGGTTTATTCATGAATTTACAGAAGATGCAGATTAATGATTACTTTTACTTTACTTTTTGAAAATCGTGTAAATTTTCTTAAACAATACTTTTATGATAGTTTTAGAAAAGCTGGTATGAATACCTCTCGAGCCGGTTATGAAGCACTTTGGAAAGCCACAGTAGACTCAGACCCCACTAGGAAAAAAATATATTTACAATGGATTATTAATCAGATAACCCATAAAAATATAAGTGAACGTTTAAAATTTGAAGATCTTTATAAGGTAACAGAACGATTAGAAATTTTTGAACGTAGAAAGAACCTTTTATCTCCTCGTGAAAAAGACATTAATTCATATAAAACATACAGAGATTTTATCGAAACTGTTGAAGAAAAACTAGAAAATTCCAGAACAGGAAAAGAAGCTAAACAGGAAGAATGGGATAATGCGCTAAAGAATTCCAACATTATCTATAAAGGCTCAGAAGGAATGGTTGTTTCTCCTAAGACAGAAAAAGCATCTTGTATTCTAGGTCGTGGTACAGAATGGTGTACTGCCGCTGCTAAAAGCGTAAATTATTTTAATAGTTATAACAGAGAAGGTCCTCTTTATATCATTATAACTAAAGATGATAGAAAATTTCAAATTCATTTTGAATCAGGATATGAAGGATTTATGGATGAAAGAGATATGTTCGTAGACCCAGATAAATTTCATTCAAAATATCCATGGGTATTTGGAAAAGTTTTCAAAGAATCTCAACTAGTGTCTTTGATTAAAAAAACATATGGAAATTCATTTAATTTATATCCCAGTAAAATAATTACAGACAAAATGATAAAAGCAATAATTTCTAATAAGAATGATTTCGATTATTTGTGGTCATCATTAGCAGAAAAAGATATTAATCCTGAAAATTATTTTGAAGAAATAATTAAACAACATTCAATAGATGATATTGTAGAATTTTTAGAATGGGAAGCTATTTTTAAAAGCCAAAAAATGTTAAAGATTTTAGTAGATTATGATTTATTGAGTTATCCTGAATTTTTTAGTATTGGTAAATTTTTATATAGTGCTTCACCAGATAAAGTAAATAAATATTTACCATTATATATTAAAATAATTGATAAAAAAGGTAAAAGCACTCAGGTAGATTTTTGGTCTTATATAAGTAAAAACTTAGGATATTTCAATTCAGACCAAGCTATAATGGTTATTTCTCCCAAGACAGAGCAAGCGATATTGAAATTTGTTCCTGATAACATGAAATACCTTTTTAATTTTAAGTTTTAACCAGTTATGCCAGATAATTTTAAACAATACCTTGAAGAAGCTAGAATGGCAGATCTTTATCATGGTACTTCTCCATATAATTGTTACCAGATATTAATGAAAAACTCAATGGTAGGGTTTGGTTCGGTTAAGCCTGCTATTTCTTTTTCTAGAAGACAAAAAACTGCTAGGTTATTCGGGCCATGTGTTATTATTATGAATCAAAGAAAACTGTCACAACGTTATAAAATAGTTCCTTATAACTATTGGGCAAATTATAGTAATAATACCTTCACAAGACTATCCGGCGATGATTTTGGAAAAGATCCTTATACCAAAAATGAGTATGAAGAAACAGTTTTAGCTAAAGAAATCAAACCTTTTGATAAATATGTTAAACAAATAATTATAGATGAAAAAAGAGTAGATAAAAAATTGTTAGAATATATCAAAAATTTTTGTGAATTAAGAAGAATCCCGTTGGAGATATAAAATGGCTAAAAACAACCCTTTAGATTTACCTATATTAAACAACAATAAACCAGTTGAACTTGTTCCTATTGACAAAACCAATGATGAAACATTAATAGATGATTTAGATCAAGTAAGAACAAATATGATTGAGGTGATTGAAACTGCTCAGGATTCATTCGTTCAGCTTTCTAAACTTACCAAACAATCTCAAGATCCTGACTATTATAGAACATTGGCAACGATGATGAATAGCGTTGTAAATGCAAATAAAGCATTAATTGAAGCATCAAAAGAAAGATCCGAAAGAAAAGATGGTGATGCTCCAGTTTCAGCTGTTACAAATAATAATCTTTTTGTAGGTTCTTTTAGTGATGCATTAGAAGCAGCTCAAGAAATAAAAAAAGCTAAAAAGAATACATAATTTTAAACATGTTTAATCAAGGCCCGCAATTTTATAACAATAATATACATTTACCAAGGGCTAATAGTGAGCGGGGATATACCTTTGATCAGCAAGAAGAGCTTTTAAAATGTGAAGAAGATCCTGCATATTTTGCCGAAACATATTTCAAAATCATTCATCCAGACCACGGATTGATACCTCTTAAATTATTTGAATATCAAAGAGAGGCTATATTAAAAGCTTCAACTGGTCTTTTTACAATACTTAATCAGTCAAGACAGTCAGGTAAAACGACAGTTGTGACAGCAATTCTTCTCCATGCAGCAATATTCTTAAAAAATAAAAGAATTGGCGTTTTAGCTAACAAGCTTGAAACCGCTATTGAGATTATGGAAAGAATTAAGCTAGCTTTCGAACATTTGCCAGATTGGCTAAAACCTGGTGTTGTTAAATGGAATGCTAAATCAATTAAATTTGATAATGGTTCAGAAATCATTTGTTCAGCTTCTCAGGGTAATTCAATCCGAGGTAAGACTCTTTATATGCTTTATATCGATGAGGTAGCCTTCATTGATGATTGGAAGAAGTTTTCAAGTGCTGTTCTTCCTGTTATTGCATCAGGTAAAACAACTCGTAAGATTTATTCCTCAACGCCAAACGGTATGAATCATTTTTATACCCAGGTTAAGACTGCCCGTAAAAAGAGTTCTTCGATTGAAATCGTTGAAGTTCCTTGGTGGAAAGTTCCAGGTCGTGATGATGAATGGGCAAAGAAAACTCTTGAAGAAGAATGTAATGGTGATCAGAGAGTATTTGACCAAGAATATGCGCTATCTTTCCATGGATCTTCCTCTACCCTTATATCTGGTTCTGCTTTAGGAAGAATTGAATCAGGCACTCTTATACACTATGATGCTCATACTAATCAATATGAAACTCCATTTCTTCCAGATGGCTCTAGAAATAATCATATATATGTGATGACCGTTGATGTTTCAAGGGGGAAGGGTTTAGATTATTCAGCTTTATCAATTATAGATGTATCAGAAAAACCTTTTAAACAAGTATTAACATATAGAAATAATATGATCAATGCTGTTGATTTTGCAATGGTTTGTCATAAATTTGCAACAATCTATAATGATGCTTATATATTATGCGAACTTAATGATAATGGTGAGGAAGTAGCAAATAATCTTTTTGAACTTGAATCTAACCTTGTTCATACCAAAACCAAAGGTAGAAATGGTAAGCAAATATCATATGAAGGCGATTCTGATAAAGGACTTAAAACAAGCCACCAAACAAAAATTAATGGCTGTCATTTTCTAAAAGTTTTAATTGAGCAAGAACAATTAATTACACAATGCCCTGAAACAAACTCAGAACTTAAAACCTTTTCTTTAAAAGGTAAAAGTTACGAGGCTGAAACCGGTAAAAATGATGATCTTGCTATGACACTTGTTTTATTTGCTTGGCTTTGTTGGGTAAAATTTATCGATCAAATAACAGATAAAGAAATTGCCGAAGCTATAAGAGAACAAACGGAAGAAGCCGTTGAAAGGTCTCTTCTTCCGTTTGGTATTGTTCAAGATGGATTTGAATTAGAAGATAATTCTTTTAGCTTCTAATGAAGCGTACCTTTAATTTGCTTAGCAACTTCATCCCACATATCCATTGGCAGTTGTGATTTTATAAGATTTTTATACCATTCGTCTACTGATCTATATGTTGTATCAAAATCTTTAGCTGTTTTACTTGTATCTTGGTTTTCGTCTACAGTACCGTTTTTATTAAAACGGACTCTACCACCTAGAAAACCATCAAACAAAAAGAAAAAGTGGCCAGGTTCAATTTCTTCTATTTTATTGAACATTCCTACTCTGCG